CTGATCAATGACGCATCAATGTAAATTTTGTCAAAAAAGTTTTCAAAAAGAAAACTCGCTGTCAGTTCACTTGTGTGAACCCAAACTGCGTTTTCAACAGCGATCTGAACCAGGTGTAATTTTGGCGTTTCAGGGCTATTTGAAGTTCTATGAATATACACAAGGGTCAGCCCGACTCAAAACACACGATGACTTTGATCGCAGTTCTTACTATCGTGCTTTTGTAAAATGGGGACGATACTGTGTGGATGTGCGAGTGATAGCACCAGCTAGATTTCTAGAATGGTTGCTGAAGAACAACAAAAAAATTGATCGTTGGTGTTTGGATACTGTGTACACAGAATATCTTGTGGAATATCTTCGTGTTGAAGCAGTGTCGGACGCACTGACCAGAGCCATTGAATACGGAATTCAATGGGCAGAGCAAACTGGCAATCCTGCGCATGACTGTGTGCGTTATGGCAATCGCAACGCTTTGTGTCATGCTGTGACCACTGGTCGAATTTCGGCCTGGGTAATTTACAATTCAGAATCGGGACAGAAGTTTTTGACTGACCTTGATCCCACACAGATCAAAATGATTTGGTCTTATATTGATGCTGACATATGGCAAAAGAAATTTGCGGATCGGACCGGAGATCAAGCCTACGCTCAAGAAATTTTGGTCAAAGCAGGTTGGTAAAATGGATCTAATTTTTTCTTTGTTGGTGCTGCTACAAATCAAACACTGGTTGGTAGATTTTGTGCTTCAAACTGATGAAGAAATACGTTGGAAAGGGCAGTATCTTGACTGGCGCGGGGCCAAGCACAGTGTCAAACATGGAGTGACCACTGGCCTGGTGTTGACAATCATGGGCATTGATCTGTCATGGGTATTGTGGTTGTCGCTGTTGGATTTTGTGGCACACTATCACATTGACTGGATCAAGATGAATTGGGGCAATCAAGACATACGCACGCCACAGTTTTGGCAGCATCTTGGCCTGGATCAATTGGCACATCAGTTGACTTACATTGGTATTGTAGCTATAATTCAAATATGAGTGCCGACATTGACATTGACGTACCAGACAGAGATGCTGTGCTAAAGCTGATACAGCATGTACCAGCACGACTCAGCAATGGACGTCGACACAATTCAGGCATCTATGTTACAGAAATTCCCACCGATCCAATGGCGCAATGTGCTGCTATTGATCATGAAACTGCTGAATCGCGTGGATATTTCAAAATTGACATACTGAATATGAGTGTGTACAGTTTGGTAACCAGCCCTGCTCACTATCAACAAATGCTGGCCACTGAACCTCCATGGTCAAGACTGTGGTCAGATCCAGCTTGGGCATCGCAGTTGGTACATGTGGGCAACTACACTGATCTACTGGCAGACATGCGTCCAGACTCAATTACCAGAATGGCTGCGTTTATTTCTGTGATTAGACCAGGCAAAGCACATTTACAACGCCAGCCTTGGTCAGAAGTATTTGCTTCGGTATGGAACGGAGATGGTAGTCGCGGGTACTCTTTTAAGAAAAGTCATGCAATCTCGTATGCGGCATTAGTAACCCTACACATGAATTTAATCAATAAATGAAAACTTTATATGTCAATGGCTGTTCTTTTGTATCAGATCATACTGTTAACAATGACAATCTTTATCCGTCAATTTTAGCAAAAAAATTAAAGACCAATATTGTTAACAAAGGAATGCCCGGATGTTGTAATAGACGGATAATTAGAACCACTGTCAAAGACAGCATGTGTTTTGATTCAGATACATTTGTGTTAATATCTCTCACTCAGACAGTGCGAACAGAAAAAAATGTAAGAGAAAATTGGGACCCGCAGGACCCTATGATGATTGATGAAGATTTTTTCCAGAGTATAAAGCCAAATACTCAAGACAATCATTTACGACCTTATGGTGATTGGTTTTTAAAATATTTTGATGAAACTGCTGAAATATTAAATTTGGCAACTGACGTTGTAATGTTGTCGGGCTACTTGAAAAGTTTAAGTGTGCCGCATCTAATTTATAGCCATAGGCCAATGGTCAACAATCTAAATCTTCACAATCACACCATCTTGGATTCAATGGTTAAAAGAGCAGAAGTATTGAATTTTTTAAAAACTAATTTTTGTGATTTGATTCAAGCCAATCAGAAAGATTTTTATGACGGCATTTATGGCCATTTCAATGAACAAGGACATGCCAAAGCAGCATCTTATCTTGAAAATTTAATCAACTCTTCTCACTAAAGTGATACTCTTTCTTTTAGACTTCTTGCGGGCAATGTCGGCCAGGCTACACACATGGCCTTGAACAATTTCTAGATCTTTGTTGGCAAAAGTTCGCAGTGTGGTTCGAAATTCGTCCCACTCGCCGCGTAGAAAAATGTTTATGGGTATGCTGCGATTGGATTCCCACCACCAAACATTGGCCAGTTCTAAAAATCTTTGTTTGTCAGCACTGGTAACCAGTATGCCAAAATCGTAGATTGTGGTCACCGAGTCGTCACGATTTTGAACTATTCCAACATATTCATTGCTGGCATACACACACAAAGTGATAAAAGGATATTTTTCTGCTAATTTTTGTAATCTTGTACTGCCCATAAATATTTGTTGGAGTTTTTCATGTACGCAACCCCAGCATATTTATATCAGCAAATTCAGCGTGTACTTTTGATCGATACCTCTGGGGCAGGCGCTGTGTTTCAACGGAGGTGGGATCCTGTGTACGCTAAAAAATTAACCATCAACAAAGGTGTAGACAACGTAATATTGTTTGAGTTTGTGAATCAAGATCAAAAACCTGTGAACATCACTGGCAGCACTTTTTTCTTTAGACTCATTGACTTGGCCGGCGACGAACTGCTGTATGAAACAGAACTGGTAACTTTAAATGCCGCCACTGGGCGGGCCAAAGCCACAATCTTGGCAGCAGACAGCACTGAATTGCCAACTCAGCCAGCCAGCTATAGCATTGAACGCTTCAGTGGCAATCTATATGAGACTGTGTTTGTGAATGCGCAGGCCCAAGGCAGAGCTGATGTTGACATTGTGGATTCAGTGTTTCCTGCGTTTGAACAAAGTCAAACCCTGACCATACCAAACATTTACGGACCTGTGAACTATCCACAAAATGTACAGCCCAGCCAAGCACCTGACTGGGCCTTGCCGCCCAATGCTGGTAATATCAATGTCAATGTCCAGCGCTACAGCAGTCATGTGCCTACCAATGGTGCCAGTCTGACCACATTTCAACTAGAAATGGATCATTTCACAGGCAACATCAAAGCCGAAGCAGCTGAAGATTACGAAGCTCTGTGGTACAATGTGGGCAATGTATTCAGTTACTATGATCAGTCCAACACAGTGTACATCAATGTGGAAGGCTATCATCCCTTGATCAGATTGGCTGTGGATCAGTACAACGGAAACTATGCTGCCACAGCAGCCACAGCCAATGCCATTGTGCTCAACGGTACTGTGGACAGCATTGAAGTAACATATGCGGGCAGCGGATATTTGGCGGCACCCAAGGTGTCCATTGGCGGCACAGGTGCTGGTGCCGAAGCAGTGGCAATATTAGGACCAGGTGGCAGTGTTGCTGAGATAAATGTAATAAACGGTGGCAGTGGCTACGTGATACCGCCTTCGGGCAATCTTGCGGCCACAGTTCAAATCAACACCGGATTTATTACTGATATCATTTATCGATGAAATTTAAAAAAATTGTAGGGTTCGGCGACTCGTGGATGTATGGCGACGAGTTGTTGGATCCAGAATTGCCCAAACGTTGGCCAGATGCTCACAGTTGCTGGACGCAAAATGACCCATATCGACAGACCAATTGCTTTTTGGGCCTGCTGGGACAACACTATGGTGTGCCCACAGAAAACTTTGGCATAGCTGGCGGCAGCTTACAAAGTTCAGTGTGGACTTATCTATGGTGGTTTGAACACGAACCAAATCCACAAGACTGTTTGGTGCTGGTTGCGCACACTGACAGCGATAGATTGAGTTTTTACAATCCCAATCATCGAAGCTTTGCCAATGATCCTCCGTGGAACAAGTTTGTTCACAGCACCTGGGTTGAGTATGGTAGTTCAGTGGTGCCAGAACCCTTTAGAGATCTCAGCAAACGTCATTTGGTGCTGACCAATTGTGCCGAACTATGTAGATTGAATTATATTCAAACTGCTATGTTTTTTGATGGTCAAGCTGCCAGGCACAACATACCAATGATGCAATTTCACATCATGCCTGCTGATCAAACACTGGATTTACCGACCATGATCTGGCCCAACTTTGCCACCACAATGTGGTTCAGGGATCATCCTGCTAACCAACGTAGGCAATTGATCATGCCTGGCGGTCATCCCAATGAACAAGGACACAGAATGATCGCAGACAAGTTGATTTCCGCCATAGATCCTGCTATAATGAGAGGATGCTAGACATCCTTGGTTATCTGCCTGTTAAACGCAAACAGACTCCGTCAGGATGGATCAGTTTCAATGCGCCCTGTTGTAATGATCGAAGAAGTCGCGGCGGTATAAAATTCAACGATCAAAGTTGGACCTATCATTGTTTCAATTGCGGTACCAAAGCTAGCTTTGTATTGGGTAGATCTGTCACATACCGTGCTAGATCATTGCTCCAGACTCTCAGTGTTCCAGAATCAGAAATTGAACAACTAAATTTGGAAAGTCTGAGACATCGCAGTGTACATGGTATATTGGATGATCGAATCAAAACAGCCAATTCAGTAAGCAATATAGAATTCAAAGAATTTGATGACTTTCCGCCAGGCTGTGAGTTGATTACGCCAGAGTTGCCGTTGTATTGGAAATATCTCAGAGACCGATGTGTGCCTGAAGATTTTCCAGCCATGACAGCCATAAGAAATGACGGAGTACACTGGACCAGACCATTTGTGCTGATACCATTTAGCTTTGACAATGCCATGGTGGGCTATACTGTGAGATTTTTGGATAATCGAGCACCCAAGTATATCAGCAACAGTCAACCAGGTTATGTATTTGGAATTGATCAGCAACACTCTGATTGGCAGTATGTGTTAGTGACGGAAGGCATTTTTGATGCCTTAAGCATAGGTGGTGTGGCTGTGATGCACAACACTGTCAGCGATGCTCAGGCCAGACTGATTAGAAACCTTGGTCGAGAGATCATTCTGGTGCCAGATCAAGACACAGCTGGTATTGAATTGATTGATCGTGCTTTGGAATTGGGCTGGTCGGTTAGCATTCCTAATTGGGATACATGTAAAGACGTCAATGATGCTGTGGTAAAATACGGACGTTTGGCAACATTGTTGACCATACTTCAGGCACGTGAGACCAGTCGAATCAAAATAGAATTAAGGAAAAAGAGTCTTGTTAAAAAATTACTGTCCTGAAATATATCATGGACTGTTTGTTGATCGATGGAACGATACACACGTAAGAATCGCGCCGTGCTGTCAATCCCACACAGCCATTGAAGCAGTTGACACGTTTTCTTTTGAAAACAGTCAATACCTTACTAAATTGCGAAAGGAATTTGATAAAGGAAATCAACCCACAGAATGTCAAAGATGTTGGGACGCAGAAAAGGTGGGATTGAAAAGTCGTCGACAAAGTGCAATTGAATTTGAAGAAGTCACAGATACACAACTTCAATTACGAGGCTTAGATCACAGTGCTACTTGGGCCTGTAATTCAGCATGTATTATGTGTAATGCTAAAAACAGCAGTATGTGGGCCAATGAGTTGAATTTTGATAGCGCTAGACTAAATCAAATTGGTAGAAAATTTCAAAAAGGTAACCACTTTGAAACAAAACTAAATTTTAAACATCTTAAAAAATTACACTTCAACGGCGGTGAGCCCTTGCTCAACAACGATCATGTTGATCTATTAAAAAAAATTGATCTAAGTAATATTCAGATCAGCTACAATTCAAACGGTACATGCTATCCTTCAGATCAACTGATACAGCAGTGGCAAAGAGCCAGATTGGTAAAAATATTTTTCAGTATTGACGCAATAGGCTCGGCTTTTGAATACATAAGATGGCCAGGAAAATGGGAACAAGTCAACCACAATATTTGTTTGTTGAGAGATAATTTCAGTAACTTAATGTTTGGAATCAACTTATCCGTTGGCAACTACAACGTACTGGAATTGTCTCAACTGTGGCAGTGGTTCCAAAATACTATTTCTATCAACAAACAAGGAGACCCCAGCGACTTTAATTGGCAACTAGTAAATAACTTTCCTATTGCGGTCTTGCCTCAAACAATTAAGAATGATGCCATTGACAAACTTGATGGTATTGAACCAATGAATGGAATAGCAACAATTCTAAAACAAGAGCACACCATCAATGATGATTGGTATTTGGAGCTTGATAAAATAGATCAACGTCGCGGAACCAACTGGAAAAATAGTTTGGCCATTGGCAATTACTACAGAAATTTGTAAAAATGTTAAAAGAATACAACATTGAAGTTCAAAAATTGTTTTTGGAAATGATGCTAGAGGATGCGGCTAGTTATGTTCGCGTTCAAAACATCTACAATCCAGACAACTTTGATCGCAGTTTGAGATCCGCTGCCAAATTTATCAAAGAACATTCAGACCAACACAAGACACTGCCGGATCGCACACAGATTGCAGCCACTACTGGTGTGAAACTGGAATCTGTGCCCGATCTCAATGAAGGACACTATGAGTGGTTCATGACTGAGTTTGAGGCGTTTACTCGGCGCCAAGAACTGGAACGTGCTATTCTCAAGTCAGCAGACTTGTTGGAAAAGGGTGAGTTTGAGCCAGTAGAAAAACTGATCAAGGATGCTGTACAGATATCGCTGACCAAAGATCTTGGCACAGACTTTTGGGCTGATCCTGAAGGCATGTTTTCCAAGTACTTTGATGCTGGTGGACAGGTCAGCACAGGTTGGGGGCAACTGGATCGACTGCTGTACGGTGGATTCTCTCGAGGTGAACTTAACATCTTCGCGGGCGGGTCAGGTTCAGGCAAAAGCCTTGTGATGATGAACATTGCCTTGAACTGGGTACAGCAGGGCCTACATGGTGTTTACATCACCCTAGAACTTTCGGAAGAGTTAACAGGTCTACGTACAGCAGCCATGTTGACCAACATGAGCACCAAAGAGATTCGCCGTGACAAAGAAACAGCAGCTCTCAAAGTGAGAATGGTGGGCAAAAAAGCCGGCAGCTATCAGGTCAAGGCCTTGCCAGCACAGAGCAACATCAATGACATTCGTGCGTTCTTGAAAGAGTATCAGATCAAGACTGGACACCGGGTGGACTTTATCATGGTAGACTACTTGGACTTGCTGATGCCTGTGAGTGCCAAGGTTAGTCCCAACGACTTGTTTGTCAAAGACAAGTATGTTTCAGAAGAATTGAGAAATCTAGCCAAAGAGCTGGGTATCTTGATGGTCACTGCATCGCAGTTGAACCGATCGGCTGTGGAGGAAATTGAGTTTGATCACTCGCACATATCGGGTGGTATATCAAAGATCAACACAGCAGACAATGTGTTTGGTATCTTTACGTCGCGAGCCATGAAGGAACGTGGCAAGTATCAAATACAGTGTATGAAGTCGCGCTCGTCCACGGGCGTGGGGCAAAAAATTGACTTGGAGTACAACATTGAAACCATGCGTATTACTGACCTGGCCGAAGACGAACAGTATCAAGAGTTCAAGAAGCGAGCACCTTCTATCTACGAATCAATCAAAGCCAAAAGCCAGATTGTTCCAGGCGAAGCCACTGCCACTGAGCCTGACGAACCTGGCAAAATAACGGCCGATGTGCAGTCAACCAAGTTGAAGCAGTTGTTGGGAAAGATTAAGGCAGCTTGAGATAGTCGTCAATGGACAAGGCTTGTACATTGGTACGATCAACTTGTAAAAACTGAGAGCCGTCACGACTGTATCTCTTGCCTTGTCCGACAATAACTGAACCATTAGAGTACTTAACTGGACGATCCACAATTACATCTACATATTCTCCCTCGCCTACTCCTAAGGTGATAAAGTGAATGTACTGTTGTCGATCACGTCGGAACACTCGCGAATTGGCCACTATGCCAGCAAATTGATAGTACTCTGAATACAGTCCTTGTACGCCCATGCGGGGCAAAAATCCTGGTGAATTCCAAGCACCATGTTCTTTAAAACTTTCTACAGGATCTTCGGCAATCCAGTTGGCAAAGCCTAGTTCACGCAGGTCCCATCCTGCTCGTTTGGCTTCGTTACGGTACACCCAGCGAGCATATGAACCTTGGCAGTGGCGGAGAGCTGCTCGCCAGAATTCGCGAGGATTGTGGGCCTTTTGATAGGCCAAGGCCCAGATCAGCCTGCCAAGATTCACAGCATGAGCACGACACAGTCCAAATCCTGACAGGTTCAACATCTCTCTGTAAATGTCGTCCTTCATGGGATGATCGCCCAAACGGTTCATGAACTCCATGACTTTTTCTTCGTTCTTTTTGGCAAACGCACGACGATACATGTCGGCTTCGTATGCGTTGACGCCAATCAGTTTCATGATGCGTTCTATGGCATCATCCTCGCACACAATGGCACGTTCCTTGGTGCCTTCAGCAGTCCAGTCACGAAACCATGCTGCCTTGCGCCGCCCTTCCATGGCCACAGGACGCACCAGGGCAGTGGCAAACACACAGTCTGCCACAGACGTGGGTTTTATGGCTCGGAACAGTCGACGCATGGCTGGTGATTCACCTTGTGTTACACCCAGCACATCACCGCGTGCCAACAGGTCTGCTGTGGCTTCGTCTTCGGTAGGATACTCGTGTATCATGCGTGTGGGGTCAATTTCCATGAGCTGACTCAAGCCACGATTGGCCAAGATGTCTACTTTGAGGTGTTCTAGATCTTCAACTTCATTTTTGTCCAGCAGGATAAGATTGTCTTCGCGGAATAGGCTTTTGGGTAGCTGACGATCAAACACAATCACACCGCCGCAGTGTTTGCTTAAACAGCGTGTCTTGCCCATGAGCTTTTTTTCTATGCGGCGTGCTTCAGTTTCATCCACACCCAGTTTCTTGTAGTCAATGTCTCGGGGCAAGCGTCCTCGGGCACCCAATCTACGTGCTGCTTCACGTCGTGCTGACTTTTCTTTGTATAGCACATAGTTGGATATTCGAGCAGTGCGCCCAGGCCAAGCGTCAAATATACGCTGCATGGCCAGTTCTTGTTTGTGATGCGGTACGTCAATGTCCACATCGGGCAAGTCATCTCTCAAGGGATTGAGAAAGCGAGCAAAAGGTATATTCCACTCTATGGGATCCACATCAGTGATGCCCATGAGATAGCATACCAAGCTGGAGCCTGCTGATCCACGAGTCATGTGGGGAATGTCCGAGTTGAGATCCAGCACACGCCGGATTTTGAGAAAGTATTCTGTGAAGCGTTGAGCTACTATTACTTCAAATTCTTCTACTAGTCTGAGTTGGTATTGTTCTTGATCTGGACAAGGTCTGCGAAATTGTTTGAGTAGTGCTTCTATCTGTTCTAGTTCTGTCATAAAATGCCTTAGTTGTTGCCTTACCAGTTATTTAAAATCAAAAACTGACCAGATTAAATATCTGCTGGAGTTGAGCAAAACTCAAAATCCAATAAATAAATCAAAGGTTTCTGTGACCATGCAAAAAAAGACTCGTAGTTTGTTAGAAGAACTCGACTCAATGTACATTGAGAAAGACCGTAGATTTATCATTGAAAATCGGGCTTCTAACATCATAGTGGGTGCTATAAGATTGATAGAACAGATTGAGGCCAGTTACAGTCCAGAACAGGCCGAAAATCTCACTAGAAAATTTATCAATGCCATTAGAACCAAAGATGCTGGTCGTTTCAACAGAACAGTGAGAAAAACTGATGCAAATTTATGAACTAACAAAAAATTCTGCTGAAGTGCCAATGCTAAACGAAGGGCTTTCGGCAGTTGTTGGCGCAATATTTGCCAGAGACCCGCAATTCAATGGTATGAGTCTCAAAGATCGATATCGGTACATGATGGCCAATAGTGCGGTAGATCAAGTAGCAAACAAAGCAGTCAGCGCATGGGCTGGTTATGTGGCCAGAAAGCTAGGGCAAGACAGGAATTATTTGGCAAACCCTGCAATCTACAAAAATGACTTGCGAACGTTTGTGAATAAAAATTTGATGCCAGCTTATCAAACCATTGACCAAATGACCAACAGAACTCAGTTGTATCAGGTTCTTGATCAAATTGTAAACAACCGAGCAGATCAAGCAGGCAATCCCAGTCCGCAAAATCAAGCAGGTCTTTTCAATCAACTTGTTGATATGTCAGCGGTGTCCATGGTCAGAGACCAAACACAGAAACAACAGCAAAGTGGCGGCAGTGGTGGAAGAGGCGGTGGTGCAGGTGCTTTTACTCCACAGGCTGCGCGGTCTTTGATTGCAAGTTCTGGTATGAATCAGCAACAAATACAGACGTTTGTAAACACAATTAGACAGGCCGCGGGCAACATGACACTTGCTAGCACTGGCAATGCTGCTGTAGACTCTTTGCTTACTGCTCTTGGATTTACTATAACATGATAATCGCAGAAGGTGGCAACGTATTCAAAAACGCTGAAGGTCAGCCCTTGACTCAGCGTATCAATCAAGCTGATGTGCCAGCCACTGTGAAATGGTTAGAACGACTCACAGGACTTGATCTGTCTGGCCCCAAAGATCCAGAGTCTGGATATCCCACAAGATGGCTGGGCAGCACTGGCAAAAAAGACACGTCAGGCGACTTGGATTTTGCTGTGCTGTCAGCTGATGCACCGCGAGCACAGTTGATTGAGCTGTTGGCCAACTGGCTGCGTAAATCCGGAGTGCCCGAAGAGCAAATTTTCAATAGCGGCAAAAACAAAAATGATGGTTGGATCAAAGATGCTGGTGAGCTACACTTTAGAACTCCCATTCGCGGCAATCCAGAGTTGGGCTATGTACAAGCGGATTTCAACTTCTACGACACACCCAAACAGTTCAATTGGGGTCTTTTTTACAGCAGCGGAACCAGCCCAGGCTACAAAGGCGTGTATCGCAATGTGCTGCTGAGTTCCATAGCCAAAGCTCGTGGACTAAAAGTGGGCGGCAATGGTGTGATTGATCGTGCTACCAATCAAGTGATCAGCACAAATCCCAATCAATTGGCTCAAGCGGTGCTGGGCCCTGGACACACAGCTCGAGACTTGGCCACTGTGGAATCCATATATGCTGCTCTAGCTGGCGATCCTCAGCGCGACGCCAAATTGGCTGATTTCAGAGGATACTTACAGCAGCAAGGCATGCCAGAACCTGACATTGTTCGAGAAAACGACGTGAACTTTTTGGCCAGATTGCGTGACCGAATTGTGAATCAAGGCATGGTACCTTTGATAGAGCACGAAATAATCACCGAAGGCAAGGACCCTAGAATTCCTTACGTGGAAGATTTGGTTTTCAAATCTGGATTGCGCGGTGTTAAACAAGCCATGGACATAATACAGCAAAGTGCTGAAAATACCAAACAGTATGTCACAATCAAATGGGACGGATCGCCAGCACTGATATTTGGACGCAAACCCACTGGCGAGTTTGTGCTCACTGACAAGGCCGGTGCCACAGCAGTGGGATACGACGGACTGGCAACCAGTCCCAAGCAAATTGCTGATATCATGGCCCAGCGCGATCGCGATGCAGCAGCCAAGGGCAACAAAGCAGACCGGGGTCAAACACTGACTCCTATGTACAGAGATATATGGCCATATTTTGAGAAAGCAGTGCCTGAAGATTTCCGAGGTTATCTCAAGGGAGATCTGTTGTATTATCCCACAATGCCTTACGTGGAGCGAACAGGCGCTTACCATTTCCAGCCCAACCGCACACCAGGTGGTATACCTTACGCCATTCCTGTGGCCAGTCCGCTGGGGCAACAGATCAAAGATACCAAAGTTGGCATTGTGGTACACAGTCAAATGCCCGACCCTGCTGCACCAGAACAACCTGTACAGACCAGTCTTGACCAACTGTTGAATCCGGTTGCTGGACTCATGGTCACCAGACCAGTGGTAGACAACATACAAAATCTAGTGCCAAATTCAAACATTGTAAAGCAATTGAAGGCATTGGCCAACAGCCAACCAGGTCAGGCCATAAACAGCTTGCTGAACCCTACTGATTTGCGAGCTTTACAGATCACAGATTTGCCCGCACTGATGGAATCATTTATCAACAGTCTCAAGGGCACAGATTTCAGTGATGCCACTCCCAATGGTTTTTTGAGTTGGTTAGAAGGCAAAGTTACACCCAGAAAATTCAACAATATCTACAGTCACTTGGTCAGTCCCAAAAGCAATGCTGCTGGCCTAGCAGCAGCATTTACGGCATGGAATTTGCTAGAACAGCTAAGAGATGATTTGAACCGTCAGCTAGATTTACAACAGCCTGGGCAAGAAGGATGGGTAATGGCTACTCCTGCTGGCCGCGCCAAATTGGTTAGCCGCAGAGCTGGCGGATTTGGGGCCAGAGGTACTCAACCTCAAACCACTTAATTGCTTTTGTCGGTAAATACACGATAAAAGGATCTGCGCATGCCCTTGTTTAACACGAGTACTGGTAACGCTACTTTAGACGCTACTGGTAATATAAATCTTGATACCAATGTTCTAGTTTCTGGCAACATTTCTGCTGGATATTTTGTTGGCAATGGATCACTGCTGACGGGTGTTGTTGGACCAATTGGGCCGCAGGGGCCGCAAGGCCCCAGTGGTGGACCACAAGGACCACAAGGGCCACAGGGAAATCCTGGTGCGTTGGGGCCACAGGGTCCGAGAGGACCACAAGGACCACAAGGCCCAATAGGCGCAAGCGGGCCTCAAGGACCCATTGGCAACACTGGTCCTCAAGGTCCACAAGGCCCTGCTGGTGGCCCACAAGGCCCTAGAGGACCACAAGGTCCTACTGGACCAACTGGATCCACGGGCCCACAAGGACCAGGCGGATTGGCTGGACCACAAGGCCCGCAAGGCCCATCAGGGCCTGAAGGCGACACATACACGACAACAAGTTCTACTCCTTTGGGCATTAGCTTAGAATCTAAAACTCTGACTGTGGGCACTGGATTGGCATACTCTGTGGGCCAAGCCGTGATAGTTGCGTTTGACGAAACCAATTACATGATTGGAACAGTTACTTCATACAACGTTTCTACAGGACAGTTAATTGTAAATGTTACATCAACATTTGGTGTAGGAGCATACACTTTTTGGGAAGTTAATCTTGCTGGTGCTGCTGGATCTCCAGGAGCCACTGGGCCTCAGGGTCCATCAGGGCCACAAGGCCCACAAGGACCATCAGGGCCACAAGGCCCACAAGGACCATCAGGACCACAAGGAACTACAGGTGCAAGTGGTCCACAAGGTCCACAAGGACCCCAGGGAAATCTGGGCATTGATGGTCCACAAGGACCTCGAGGACCCCAAGGACCAGGTGGCGACATTGGATTTACCGGTGCCACTGGTCCGCAAGGACCAACAGGACCTATTGGACCAACTGGATCACCAGGCTCAACTGGCCCAGCAGGCTCCACGGGTCCTGTGGGACCACAAGGACCGCAAGGTCCAGCAGGCACTACAGGATCATCAGGACCACAAGGACCGCAAGGCCCAACAGGACCACAAGGACCCATTGGCCCAACTGGATCACCAGGCTCAACTGGCCCAGCAGGCTCCACGGGTCCTGTGGGACCACAAGGACCACAAGGTCCAGCAGGCAATACAGGATCATCAGGCCCACAAGGACCACAAGGTCCAACAGGACCACAAGGATTCACAGGCTCAACTGGACCTCAAGGGCCGCAAGGCCCAGCAGGAACAGGAGACACAGGACCACAAGGTCCAGCAGGCAATACAGGATCATCAGGCCCACAAGGACCACAAGGTCCAACAGGACCACAAGGATTCACAGGCTCAACTGGACCTCAAGGGCCGCAAGGCCCAGCAGGAACAGGATCATCAGGCCCACAAGGACCACAAGGACCCATTGGGCCAGCAGGTTCATTTGGGCCACAGGGTCCACAGGGACCACAAGGGGGTGCTGGACCAACTGGCGCCACTGGACCACAAGGTCCGCAAGGACCAACTATACCATACATTTTTGACGGAGGAAGCCCAAGTAGCACATACAGTGTCGGACCGGCATTTGATTGTGGGGGAGTAACTTAATATGCCAAATATTCAATTTCAATTTAGACGAGGAACTTCATCAGACTGGGGCAATGTCAATCCAACACTGGCTTCAGGCGAAATGGGCATTGAAACCAACACCAATCTATTTAAAATAGGCAATGGAGTTGCTGCCTGGAACAGTTTAAGCTATGGAGGACTTCAAGGAGCAACTGGTCCGCAAGGCCCACAGGGTCCTGTGGGTGATACCTATAGTACGTCAAGTTCAACCAATTTAACCATAGGTACTGGTAACCAGACACTGACAGTGGCCACTGGTTTGGCCTACAGTGTCAATCAAACTGTGTTGATATCAAACAGCATCAGCAATTTTATGATTGGCAACGTGGTCAGTTATGCTACGGGCAACGGAGTAATGGTAGCTAATGTAGCAACCACAACTGGTTCTGGCAGTTATACAGCTTGGAGTGTGAGTCTGAGTGGTGCTGTGGGTCAGGTAGGAGCCACAGGCCCTCAAGGCCCACAGGGCCCAGCAGGAACCAATGGTGCCACAGGTCCGCAAGGTCCACAAGGTCCTGCTGGTAACACTGGACCTCAAGGACCACAAGGACCAGCTGGCACAGGAGACACAGGACCACAAGGACCACAAGGACCCATTGGACCAGCTGGGTCAGTTGGCCCATCAGGACCTCAAGGGCCAACCGGAACTACTGGAGCTACAGGTCCTCAAGGTCCTCAAGGTCCGGCAGGAACCACTGGTAATACAGGTCCACAAGGTCCTCAAGGCCCAGCTGGTCCTACAGGTTTAACAGGTCCTCAAGGCCCACAAGGCCCAGCTGGTACAACAGGAGACGCAGGCGCCACAGGACCACAAGGCCCGCAAGGTCCTATTGGACCAATTGGTAACGCTGGTCCACAAGGTCCGCAAGGACCAATTGGCCCGCAAGGACTTACTGGGCCACAAGGCCCGCAAGGACCCACTGGAGCACAAGGACCCACAGGCGCTACAGGTCCACAAGGACCACAAGGCCCTATTGGACCCATTGGTAACGCTGGTCCACAGGGTCCAGCAGGAAGCGCAGGTCCACAGGGTCCACAGGGTCCAGCAGGAAGCGCAGGTCCACAGGGTCCACAGGGCCCTACTGGGCCAATTGGTCCTATTGGCAATACAGGACCACAAGGGCCCATTGGCCCTATTGGCAATACAGGGCCACAAGGCCCACAAGGACCCATTGGCC